GCCATTCCTGCACAAAAGCGCGGCGGCAAAGTTAAAAAAGGATGCTAATATGCCAATCAAGTCTAAAGCACAATTAGGTGCAATGTATGCCGCGGCAGAGGGCAAGAGCACATTAGGCATTCCTAAAAAGGTAGGCAAGGAGTTTGTCAAAGCTGGCAAAGCCAAGCCTAACCTTCCACAAAAAGTACAAAAGCGAGCAGCTGGAAGAGGGCGCTAAATGGCGTATAGCGGCACATACAATCAAACTAAGATCAACGTTGATGAGTTAATCTCTTACGCGTATCGTGACGCAGGAAAAACCTCGGAAGAAATGACTCCGGAGTATGTACAGGCAGGCAAACAAGCCCTGTTTTATATTCTTCAAAACTCTGTCAACCGCGGTATCAACATCTGGCTACAAGAGATTGTAGTTCTTGGTGCACAGACAAACCAACAAGTTCTTCCTATGCCGAAGAACACAATTGATGTACTAGAGGCTAACTGGATTTACATTGTTAACCCAACGTTTTCCGGAACGCTGCCTGTTGACAATCCAAATGTTTACACCTTGTTTGATCAAACAGGTAATGCAAACTTAGACCAACACGCAACAACCACACTAGGTGAAAACTATTTTGGTGCAGCGTACTCACAAGCCACGAGGTTGTTTTATGTTGGATTTAACGCTTATGCTCCTAGTGGCAGTGCTACTTATAATCTGGACTTTCAGGTAAGTACTGACGGTGTTACATGGACAACATGGGAGTCATTTCCGGAAGTTACTTTAGCTGATCGTCAGTGGCAGTACTATGGCATTAACACAACACAATCGTTTAACTTTTACCGCTTAAACAATCGCACAACTGGCTCTACAATGTCTTTAAGAGCCCTTCAGTTTGCCCAATCACAACAAGTAATCCCAATGGCTCGTCTGAATCGTACGGATTATTTCTCTTTGCCTAACAAGCAATTCCCAAGTCAACGCACACTACAGTATTGGTTTAATCGTCAGGTTGATCCAGAAATGTATCTATGGCCAGTTCCAAACAATAACTTCCAGGCGTTTTCTTTAATTATTGAATGTCAGCCACAAGATGTTGGCTCATTGACTAATGAGCTATACATGCCCGACCGCGCTGTAAATTATTTTCAAACAGCCTTGTCACACCGTATGTCGTTACAACTGCCTGGCGTAGACATTAACCGTATTCAGTACCTGGAACAACGCGCACTAACAGCACGTCAAGAATTTGAAGATGAAGACCGTGATAAGTCTCCAATTTACTTTCAACCCAACATAAGTTACTATACAAGATGAGCGGCGCATATCAAATGACCTATGACAATCTGATTGCAGATGTCATAACCTATATGGAACGTGATGACGTGGGATTTGTAGCACAAATTCCTAGTCTAATTGGCTTGGCTGAATCTGCTATCGCCGCAGAGTTAAAAACTTTGCTGCAGCTAACTGTTGTAGAGACAACACTATCAGCTAATCAAGTTGTACTAAATAAGCCAGCTCGTTGGAGAAAAACAGTCTCCATGAAGATTAACGGTGCACCAATCGTCATGCGCTCGCAGGACTATATAGCACAGTACCAGTCTGAGTCAACAGCGGGTGTGCCTAAATTTTACGCTGAGTATGACTATAATAATTGGGCTATTGCACCGGCTCCATCGACAAACTCTTCCGTAGAAATTATTTATTACAGTGAAATTCAACCACTAGATACAAGCAACCAACAAAACCTATTTACTCGTGAGTGCCCACAGGCCATGTTGTTCGGAACGTTGTTGCAAGCTCAGGGTTACCTAAAAGCACTGGACAAACTGCCTGTTTGGAAATTATACTACACCGATTCTATTGCCGCCCTCAAAAAAGAGGACAACTCACGCAGAATCGACAGAAACACAACGATTCAGGAACCTTAATACATGTCTACTTCATTTACATCGCCGTTTACTGGTACCGTTGTTGTACCAACGGACGTATCGTATTACGCGCTTAATTTTAGCACAAACACACAATTATACTGGCCCGCTGTTGTTAACCCTACCCAGGTTCCAGCGGCACGTATTATGGACTGTGTTCCGTCTACAACAGGATTAGTTGTAATACTACCACAGGGAGATCAAGGTTCTGTTGGCACAGACATTTTAATTCGTAACAAAGGCTCTGTTGATTTTATCATAACTGCTTTTGATGGGTCTCAGTCTGTTACTGTAACGCACGGAACTTCACGGTATTTTTATTTATCCAACAATACCACAACCGCTGGCGTTTGGCAAAATGTGCAATTTGGTACTGGCACGTCTGCCGCAGATGCCGCAACACTGCAAGGCGCTGGTTTAACAACTATTGCCGGGCAATTAGCCGTAACTAGTAACATTGTTGAAATATCCTCAACTCCAACAATTACAGACAACAGCCGCGCAGCTACTTTTGTATGGACAAACGGTAATGGTAATTTTACTTTACCAACTGTGTCTTCTTTATCTGGTGGTTGGTTTATTGGCTTTAGAAATAATGGCTCTGGCACACTATCCATTACGCCTAACTCCCCATCTTTAATTAATGGCCTAACAACTATTTCAACAAATCCCGGAGACTCAGGATATATTCTTTTTGAGCAATCTACCGGTAACTTTTTTACAGTAGGTTGGGCCGTTCCAGCAAACGTTACTTTTACGTCAGCAACTTATGACGTGGACAGCATTGTTGGTAGCACGCTAAGCCTTGTCTCGTACGCCCCTATTATTCAAACCTATGTGTCATTGTCCGGAACACGTACAACTAATTTAGCAATCACATTACCAGCAATTACTCAGGTTTATATTTTAGTAAATGCTACGACCTCCGGAGCTTATACCCTTTCGTTTAATGTATCTGGATCATCAACCCCACCAGTTGTATTAACCGCCGGTCAAACTGCTACGGTTCTTAGTGACGGAAATACTTTATTCTCGTTAACTCAAACAACAACAGGTATATTTTCAGCCAACAATGGTTCTGCGTCAGCACCGTCGTTTACTTTTAATTCAGACTCACACACAGGTATGTACTTAGTTGGCACTAGTGTTTTAGGACTTACTTCCAACTCAACTGAAATGTTGAATATTGATAACACCAACACGTCAAGCCCACAAATTTCAACTCCAGCAACGTTTAACGCTGGGCTTATTCCCGGCGGTACGTTTTAATGGCTGACGCACAAACACAACAGGGCGACCAAGGTACCACACAAGAGCAGTACAATCTAGTCTACACTTTAGGTGTTCAGCCAGGTATTAAACGAGACGGAACTGCCTTTGAAGCTCGAGAGTACAGCGATGGTGTATGGTGTCGTTTTCAACGTGGCACGCCTAAAAAAATAGGTGGCTATCGTGAAATATTTTCCACGTTTAGCGGTATATTACGTGGTATGGTATCTAATGCCTATAATGGTGTTAACTATGTATTTGGTGGTACTGCAAACACATTAGACGTGTTTACAACAGGAACATCATTTGCTGTTGGCGCTGGCCCTTACCAGGCTATTTTTGTTCCAGGTTATTCTAAGATCACTTACGCGACTCTTGTGACTAACACAATGACCATTACCACACCAAGTACAGACCTAACGTCTGTGTATCCCGCTGGTACTAAGGTTATATTTGATCAAACAACCCCAGTTGTTTACACTGTGGCAAGTTCTTCTTTTGCTACTGGTACCACAACAGTAGTGTTTACAGCCTCTGTAACAACAACGCACAGCGGTTCTGTCTGGCTTTATAACTATGCGTTCACGCCAGACACCCGTAATTTATGGCAGTTTGACTTACAGTATTCACCAGCCGGTGGTGCTTTAGAGTTAATCGCACACCCCGGTTTAAACCTGGATAATATTGACAATGGCGTTCCAACACAAGTTCAAATTGGTAGCGTTCTTCCGAACTCTTCTGAGCAATGGACGTTTACTGGCCTTGCAGATAACGGCGGATCAAATCCAACTTATAAGCCTATTGTTGTTGACGGTGGGGTTTGTGTTTTGTATCCATACCTTTTTGTCTACGGCTCAAACGGCTTTATTGCAAATAATCACGTATCCTCAACATACTCAGTTCAAGCATTAAACGACTGGAACGGTAATACCGCCAACCAGACGAACATGTCTTCTAGTAAAATTATTAAGGGTATTCCGGTACGTGGTGGTACAAACGCACCGTCAGGTCTGTTCTGGGCCACTGACTCTTTAATTCGTGTTTCCTTTACCGGCGCAGCGCCGCTGTACTGGAGATATGATATTGTTTCAAGCCAAATCTCTACCATGTCATCGTCTTGTTTTGTTGAGATGGATGGCTCGTACTACTGGATGGGTGTTGACCGTTTTTATGTATACAACGGTCAAGTTAGTGTTTTGCCTAACGATAAAAATGTAAACTGGCTATTTGACAACATTAACTACCAGTACCGTCAAAAGGTCTGGGCCACTAAAGTTCCACGCTATAACGAGATTTGGTTCTTTTATCCGCGTGGCTCTGCCACAGAATGCACAGACGCAATTATTTATAACGTCAAAGATAAAATTTGGTACGACGCCGGAAGCGCTGTAGGAGCACAAAGATCTTGTGGCTATACAACAGAAATTTTACCATACCCACTTTGGGCAGACTGGAACTATAGCGCTGTATACAGCCAGCCGTTTACTGTTATTAATCATCCAGCTAGTCTGTCTGCTCCTACAAGCAAACAAATTTATATAAGCGGTGATGTAACAGCAACGTTTAGTCCTGGAGATTATTTATCATTTTCTTCAATACCACAAGATACAACGTATAAAATTCTAACCAGTGCGTTTATTTTTAACTCAACAATACATCCACTTTATCCATTTGGTGTTACTTTAATTACTTGTAGCACTGCGTTTAGTCCTTCAGTAGTTGCTGGAAATTTAGTGTACTACATTAACGGTGGCTATGCAATTTGGCAACAAGAATATGGATTAGACGAGGTATCATTTAGCGGTGAGCTTTCTATTTTATCCAGCTTTACCACGTGTGACATTAGCTGGGTTGGTGGTACACCATCACAAGACACAACTTCTGGTGCAAACCGCAGGATGCACTTACGCCGTGTTGAGCCAGACTTTGTACAAAGCGGTGAGATGGTATTAAGTGTATTGGGCCGTAAGTTTGCACGTGGGGATACAACAACCCATACACCATTCCCATTTAGTCCGGAGACAGGTAAAATCGACATGCGTGTTGAACACAGAGAGATAACCTTACAGTTTACGTCAGATGTACTAGGTGGAAACTACGAAATGGGTAGACTACTAATTACCGCAGAGTACGGCGACGAGCGTCCATAATGTCAGTACAGCAGTTTTTTCCTTACATTCCAGACTACATGGACTGGGAGGCTTGGAATGGTAATCTAATCATATTTTACTCAGAAGAATCTGTGCCATTTCACCAAGAATCAGAATGGCAAAATACTGCAAAGAGCGTAGCACAATTACCAACGTTTTCAGCCTATCCCGTTCCAGACCCAGAATTGTACAAAGACTGGCAATCTTGGGCCCGAGAGTTTACCTTAATTATCAACGGTCCAAGCAAATAAAAAGGGCGCTAAGGTGCCTTTTTTTGTATTATTATATATAGAACAAACCCAACCCAAGGAGTCAATATGCACGGCCAACAGACAATGAAGTATCTTAACGACAAAGCAGTAGCTGATGCTATGCTGGCTAAACACAGTAAAGACCAGGTTGACCCTGTTTTTGAAAAAGCTGTAGAAGAAGCATTAGCCGTTCGCGCAAAAAACATTACTGAGTAAATGTCCGCACTGGACACATTGAATCCTGTAACGCCCGCTGGAAACGTGACTGTTTCTGCGGCGCCAACAAACACGTCTGGTAATTTAACTACACAAACTGTAGATCCAAACGAAGCAGCACTTACTCAGATGTATCAGCAATATTTAAACAGAGCTCCTGACACTGCAGGACTGCAATTTTGGGAAAATGCCTTAACATCAGGGCAAGAAACTCCAGAACAAATTGCACAGCAATTCCAGCAATCCCCAGAATATTTAACATCACATCCCGCTGGTGCTGTAGATACCTCATCACAAGTTACTGGTGTTACTGGTCAACGAGGTGGTGGCTTAGGTGGTGGTATGGTACCAGCACAAACTGTAGACACTGGTGCCACATCTCAGTCAGTACAAGATCCTAATGCTGCAAATATTAGTCAAATATATCAAGATGTTTTAGGCCGTGCTCCAGACGCACCGGGTTTGCAATTCTGGGAACAAGCCGCAGCTAATGGCACCCCTATATCTCAAATTAAAGCGGCTATTGCAGCCTCACAAGAAGCAAAAACTTTAGCTACTCCAACTCCCGGTAATTTTACTGATGCTCAAGTTGCCTCTTATATCAAGACTAATAACTTAAGTGGTACTTCACTAGCAAACGCAATGAATGCGTTTGCTATTACTCCTGACCAGTTAACCAAAGCGCAGGCTTTGATTGCTAAAAACGATCCTAGCATAGCTATTGCCACTACAGCATATAATAACGCAATTGCAACAAATCCTAACTCTGTCACACAAAACAATTTAACGTACAACCCGA